AGTAACTGTTTGTGGATAGCCTGTTTTTGAATACACAACGGCTACGTTAAGTATTCCAGAATCACCTACTCCAATATCCGCAATATCAGAAAATGCTTCGGTCAAAGTCCAGTCAAGCAACACAGCATTGTACTCAATAGCGATTGCTTCAAATAATGATTCTGGAGTTGTTGGGACTACTGCAATAATGTCCGTTGAGCGGATAGCAGAGTCTTGGTCAAGAGAAGATGCTCCAGCAGTCGTCTGTAGGGCACTGGTACCTCTTACAAATGAACCAACACCAACCGTATCTCCAGATACAATTGGGCGCCTAAGCCTAAAAGATTGACGTGCCATTTATCAGCCTCCTGAGGCGATGATGCCACCACTTGGGTTAATAGTAAAGGTAGATGATGAGGCAATAGTCAACAAAGACGTGTCTGGTGCTATTACCCCAGTAAACCCACCACTACTATCAATCACATTACTGCTTGTTGTAGTAAAACGAGTAACAACGGCATAGTCAACACCTTGAATATCCAGAATTGTTCGGTAAACAGTACCTAGTGACACACGTCCACCAAAGTCCATATTGTCAAAAGAGAACAACTCACGAATGGCTGCAACCACATTGTCGTTTACTGCCTCCTGGATATACCCATCTTGTACTTGGACGTTTGCAACAAAGTTTACTTTTGTCAAACTTACAGAAGCGCCAACGTTTGATGAAGCAAATACGATCTCTCTTGGCTCTAGGTAATCAATAATTTCTTGTTGTTTAGTGGCGCTAAGGGCAAGGGTTAATGCTGAACCATAATCTGATGGTTCTTCTAAGGCCAGTACTTGAACGATGTTACTACCGTCAACGTATGCTGTTGAACGCACAATACCAGGAATTCTCTTTACAATGTCTTTGTAGTCTTGAAGGGATACTGCACGATCTTGTGTTCTAAACGATGCAGGGATATTTGCTTTTAGAGAAGCCATTGATTCAATGTCAACACCACCAGAAGCCACAACAGTGTTAGGTATAACACGAATACCATCAAGTGCTGGCTTATTTAAAACGGTAGTGCTTTCTAAAGTAGTGATTGCACCAACAACTACGTTTCCAGCAGATCCACGACTACGGCGATACTCAATAGTTATAGAAGCGTTAGTAGTAGGAATCTTCCCGTTAATACCGTTTCCAAAAGAAACAATGGTGTAGTTGTCCGCATCAATATCTACAGTGAATATCTTAGAACCACTATTACCATCAATGATACGTGCAGAGTATGCGTATCTTACGTCTGATTCATTAGGACCTTCACCAACATTAACAAGTATGCTTCCTGTAACAACTCCACTTTGGCGAAGCGTTATTCGCTGACCAGCAAGACCTGTAGCCGTATATGTTTCAGTAAATCGTTCACCTTCAGTAACTACAGCAGAAACAGTTGTTGTCTTTGGGTATGTCGCATACGTAACACCATCTGACACAATGTTGGCACTTGCTCCAGATACTGTTCCCACAAAGGCAATAGGGGTATTTAAAGTAAACACAACACTAGTAGCGGTATCTACTAATGGAGACGCTAAGAAACGGGTGTATTGGGGAATAAAAATAGGAGTTGAGTCTGTAGCCGTAGTCAGGGTGGCGTCCAATTGAATGGTTGCAGTAGCAGGGCGTCGTCCTGTAGGGACGTAATCTAGTAAGTTTGCAATAGCAAGTACACTTTCACGTTGTGTGGCTGTGTCTAGAAATGACTCACCAGCGGCACGGTCTACGTAATAATGAAGGACATCCCCCATGTACGACCACAAGTCAACCATGACCATACCAAAGTCAGAAGACTCACGTGATGTCCATTCTGGTATTTGTCTTGATGCACGTGCAAGCAAGTCTGTTTGAATAGCCGCATAATCACGACTTGTATAGTCAAAAGTTGTCATATCAAAGACTCCTCAGTAAGGCCATTAGGTGTTGCTATTTTAAAAGAAAACACTCTGCTAGTAGACATAGCCATGCTGTACTGGACTTTAATTTCAATAACTACAGAGGGGTCTTCATCTACGTATGGGTTTTCAGAAGGTTGGATAAGCATATTGTTAATAGACGCCATGGTTAAATGTTTATTTAATTCCATTAAAGCATCTGTTTTGAACTCTCCATAAATCAGGTCGTCAACTGGTTCATAGAGTAATTGCGTGGCACCAGCACCATATGTTGGGCGCATTACCCGTTCAAATTTAGAAGTCGTCAAAACATCTATAATTTGTTGCTCTACAATCCGTTCTGGGGTATTGGTTTTAGCAACCCTTCCCGAACTTTCAATTCTAAATGGCGTGTATATAGATGGCATAATTAATTAAATACTCCTAAAAGAAATGCGTCTTTGTATGACTCTAGTTCAGTTATACGACCTGTGATACTAGAGATAGATGATGTATTAGAACCTACAGTTGTTTGTAGAGTTCCTACGTCAGATTGCAATGTGTCTACATCTGAAGTTACTGCGTCTATCTGTGCCTGTATACCTGTTAACGAAGTGGTGGGATCAGGGGCTACCTGAAGCCAAAACAGGTTAGTAAGGTTGGCATCGTCAGCAGTGACTACAATTTGTGAACCTATTGATGGAACAGCCCAGACTCCATTATACGCTGTCCGTCCTACATAAGAAATAGGCAAAGCGCCGTCAACACCTGCTAATACAGGCACCCGAACCTTTATTTCTCCAGTAACACTATTAGAGTAAATAACGGTTCCACGATAAACAGGGGCATCAAACATAGATGTCACCGTATGCCTTAGAAGATAGCCAAATCCCATCAAGTAGTGTTGGGGATGGGGGGTCAACATATGCAGCAACTGGAACAACCTCGGGGTTTTTACCGCTTGTTGAATCTGTAGAAATGTTTAGTTCTGTTAGGAAGTTAGATCTAGTTACAGTATGGCGTACTGAACGGACCAACCAGTACCCATCAAAATTAGAATCGTAATTGTCAATCTTTGCAATAGACCCTGGTACGGGATCTGGGGTTCCCGTAACAATTACTTTGGCGTTGTATGGGTAGTGCTTACGAATTGCTGAATTTGCAAACTTATTTAACATTTCTAATGACGATACGTTAACGTTTACAGTTGTTGTGTATCGTGATGGTACTGCCTCACCTAAACGACTGTATTCCATGTCATCTGGTGATGTTGTAATAGCCCTACCTGAGGCATCTACTCCTACATAATTAACTTTATTTGAATCACCGTCTGGGGTAACATCTCCAAAAGTACCTGTAAATTCCATAATGCGTCCTGGAACATAGTCTAAATCTCCATAAGCACCACGAACCGTAACTAGTTCAACGTATGGTAGTCCACGTCCTAACGCTTTAAATGGATCATAAACATGGATGTGGGTGCCATTAGTAGTTAAAGAGTACCCAAGAGATGAACAAGTCTCTTGAAGGAAAGCCCAATCAGACTGTTGGTTTTGTAACAATCTTTTCCAAACAAAGTATTCTGCTGGTACAGAATATGAATAATTATAAGTAGTTGCTAAAGATTCAACAATGTTTGTAAGCGTTGTATTTTCCCAAACTTTGTTCTTGCTATTAGACATGGTGTAACTGGCGCCTAAACAAACAACAGTTGCAGATTGCACTGGGCTGTTATTAATTAAACCCTTCCTTGTAATCATCTCAGGTTCTATATAAGTGACGTATCCATAGAAGGTTGTGACTTGTGCTGGGCTTACTGAAATAGATATGTAGACAGGGGTGCCAACATAATCAGTAATGGCTTTTGGTAATAACCCAACAAACTCAATAGTTGCCATGTCATGTTTGTTTTCAGCAATGTCAATAATGACAGTTTGAATAGATGTGTAATCAACAGATACACCACTGAACACGACAGAGACATCTGGGGAATTAGGAAAAGCACTTTTAAAAATCATGATGGAATTCTAAGGTACGTACCTACTGGAATCTCATTAGGAAACTTAACTTGAGGGTTAAGATTAGCAATACGCCAGTATTGACTAGGGTCTCTATAAATACGTGTGGCAATATTGTCAAAAGTATCACCAGACCTAGATACATATGGGGTGTACTCTTCTGATGATATTTGTTTAGGAATAGCAAGCAACGTAGAGGTACTTGGATCCCTGTAAGTCGTGTAGCGTGATGAGGAATTAAGAGCCATTTTCTAACTCCGCTATTTCTGTGTCTCCATACTTTTTACCATTCATTGAGTCTGCCATGAACCAAATTTCTCCATAAAGCATTGACTGCTTTTCTGCTACACCTACTTGAGGCGCTGTAACACTTCCAGTAGCACTTTCTAGTGTAAAGAAAACCGTGGCTTTTATTTTATATTTAGCATTAGACGCTCTATCAAAAGATTTAGAAGTGGTATCTTTTGGGTTTTCAATCTTAAAGGTAATCGTGTCTCTACCTTTACCCACATCGGTCATATTGCATGTTCCATTGATAGTTGTTTCAAATGCTGTTTGATTAATACCATATGCAAGATTAGTTGCAGGATCACCTGACGTCCTACCTAAATAGGTCATCAGTATATGAATATGTGGAGTAATTGTTCCCTTTTTTTCTTTTGCCCAAGTTTTAGTAGACTCACTAAAAGAAACACTTACTTTCAAATCCGTTGTACCATCTCCGTCATCATTAAAGATTCTAAATGCATTTAAAACGTATGCATCTTTAGTAGTAAAGAATGATTGTAAGGTTTCGTAATCTTTAGTTAAGTCTTCACCTAGTTTTTTAAGAGCCTTATTTTCAGCAGTTTGATCGGTACCTGAAGAACCATCAGAACCAAATGCAGTAGTGGCATCGTAATCTTTATACAAGGTAGTAAGGTACGTATCTTTATTAGCAAATCCAATATACATTGCTTGCATCTGTACTGATATCTGACACTGTGTTGGAACCATTGCCGTATTAAACTTATTAAATACAACTGCCGTGCTAGTTATAAACCCTTCAACCATAAAACTAGAAGAAAACACAACACGTATTGGTTGAGCAATTAAAAACGCTGAGTTTCCAATGTTCGTTCCTAAAAAGATTTCAGTTTTACTCTTATCAAAAGGTATTTCTTTATCCTCTTCATCCTCCGTACCCCCTCCAGGGTTTGCAAGGTTGTAAGCAGACGTAACTTCTCCTGCCCGTGTAACAATTGCTTCTATCAATCCTTTATTCATCCCTTGACCAATAATTTGATCAAAGACCATAAGGTCGGCAAGTACCCCAATATCTGTAACCCATGACTGGTCATAAGGATTGTCTTCAAATCCTATAGTGGTCTTTTTTGGCCTTGATGGGTGCCCACCACCTGAGTTTGTAATTACTTCTCTTGATATGTTTGCTGCTTTTTCATTTTTTACAACTTTTCCGTTGTTGTTTCTGTAAGAACCACTAACCAACTCTGCTTCTCTGTTGAACAGCAGATCAAATGAGAAGTTTGCATCACCAGGGATTGGTTGAGTAAATTGAAAAGGATCCTGGTTTTGCCACATTTGAATGTCATTACGGGCAGAAACCATTCTGGTTAAAGTGTCTGGATTAAATTGAAAATGAAGCCTACGATTATGTAAAAGGCTGTCTGCTCCCAAAGCGTCACCATATGCAGATGTAATCATCTTCATGTAGCCACGTTGTATTTTGGTAGTACCCTCTGGACCTATCGCAGCATTTTTATTTACATCGTTAGGCCATATAAACTTTGGGTTATCTTGTGTTGTCCTATTTGAGGCTTTTCCAATACCTGGCTCATAGTTTCCAAAGTTATAAAATTGGTTTGTTGCATAACGATCAGCCATTAGTAACTCCTCATAGCAGCACGCTTAAGATCTTGGGTCATTATCTTGGCAACTTCCTGAGCGGCACGTTGAGCATCAGCAACGTTACTACCTGTGCTTTGGATATAAATGTTTGGTGCAATAGTAATACCACCGCCTGAAACTACTGTAGTTCCTCCCCCACCACTACGCATAGGTGTTGTAGGGTCACCTGTAGTAGGGAGGTTCATGCTTTGGGCGATCTTCTTACTTTGCGCCATAGCACCTGGATCTATTCCATTTTTCCAATCGCCCTTAACATTCCATGGGCTTAAGTTGCCACCACCGTAAGTAATACGTGCGGCTTTAATATTTATCTTTGGATCAAACAGTTCACCATCTTCAGAGATGCCAAATTGCTTACGGCGAGCCTCTCCTAAATAGCCTTTCATGTTTATTTGGAAGAGACCGTAGGAGTCATCAACAGGTCCAACGTTTCTTACAGAAGGGATCCAACGTGATTCTCTGTTGGAGATAGCAAGCATCTTCCAAATATCTTCTCTTTTAAAACCACGGCGTAAAAGGATCTCAGCAATAGATCGTGGGTCCATAGGACTACCAGTCGTAACAGACCCTGATGTTTGAGTTGATGTACTAGCGGACCCGATGTTACGAACACGCTTACCAGTCATCATGCGTCCGCCGCCACCACCCCCTCCACTTAGTCCTGTAGCGGCTTTAAAAGCCATGACTTGCTCACTAAGCCCCATTTGGCTAAATGAAGGAACTGCGCCACCACCGCTTGATTTCATTAAAGCATCAGAAACACCACCATCTGAAGACATTCCTTCAAACTTGCTGTTTGGGTCAAACTGTTCTGCACCAGCAATAGTTCCCCATGGAGCGCCTGCTTTTTCGTATTGCCTTCTACTGTTTGGTAGTTCTGCTGGCTGTACGTGCCAAGGTTCATCGTTAACATCCGCAAATGTCTTTAGACCATACTTAGCCGCATTTTGTTGAACCCATGCAAGGTCACCCGTAAGGTCAGCCGCAAGTCCAATTTCGTGCATAGACATTCCTGGAGGAGCCGCATCGGCTACACCTGAGTTTTTCTTCCAGTATGCACCATCCCAGAAAGTCCCTGTCTTTTCTGATGTGCGTGAGTAACGTGACAAGAACAAAGTCCGCTGTTGTGCACTTGAACGAAACCCACCACCAACAGAAACGTTGGGGTTATCTTGCATCATCTTTTCAAGACGCTGTCTAAAGGTTGTATTTAAACTGTTTAAAGAAGATGAAGTCTTTCTAGTGGTGCTTACAGTGGCACCTTTATTATTACTCTTTGTTTCAGTACCATCACCTGTAAAAGCACTACCAAACATGGTAAGTCCACTAGCCGCTAAACCAAGACCTAGTGGGGCACCAGCACCAGTAAACCCAATTGCTGCTCCACCACCCATCATTGCCAACCCAGCAACGCCTTTAAGTGCACGCATACCAATAGAACCACGTGTAGAAATACGCTTACCAATAAGACCTGACGCCATTTCTTCCATAGCGGTCTTTAACTCAATCAGCGCTTGAGTGTTCTTTTCCATTGTTGCAAGGTTGTCTTTTTGACGGTTGTAATACTTCTCATCACGCAGTTCTGACAAGCGAGTAGTCTCTTCACGCTGTGTAGCAAAGTTGGCTTCAATACCCATGGCTTGGCGTTGTGCTTTGTTCTCAGGGTTATACATACCCTGACGACCGCCAGTTTTCTTTTGGAACTGTACGTTTGACTGAGCGTACTGAAGAACAAGGTCTTGCATGTCCTCAGGAACACCCATAGCGCTCAAACGAGCACGGGTCATAGATCCTTGTTGCATAGCGCCCTGTACAGTTCGTGCATTGGTTAAACCAGCACCACGGGTAATACCTTGGAATACCTCGGTCATTGAACGTTGTTTACCACCAATGCCATACAAGCCTGTACCAAGAGTCATGGTCATACGGTTGTTTACTTGTGGTGATGCAAGTGTTTGAAGCATCTGAGCCATTTGGTCAGTGCTAAATGAATAACCAGATACGGCTCGCATACCTGCTACGGCATTGGCTTGTGTGCTTGCTTGAATACCTGTACGTGCCTGTAAGGCTAAAAGGCTATTGATACCGCCAGCACCTAAACGTGCACCCTGTATTCCTTTTCTATAATCGTTGTAATACTGCTGTTGGCTGATACCTTGTGTCTGCTGGTACAGAACAGCCAATTGATCGTTCTGTAGCATTCGTGGGTATGCAGAGTTAGTGCGGGCATCAATACCACCCAGTATCTGCCCACCCACTTGCATTGCAGTATTTGCGGCACTTGCATAACCCGCACCTCCACCACTGCCAAGAGCACCACGCATGTTGGCAAAGAAGCCACCACCGCCACCACCCATAGCGGCGGCAGAAGCAATAGGAGCACTACCAACTTGTGCTTTGGATGAAGCGATCGCTTGAGCGATAGCCCCGCTTGAAGACATTGCGGAAGTAGAAGAAGCACCAGTCTTACCAGTTGCATTTTTAAGTGCGTTTGCAAAAGCATTAATTTGTGCAGTTGCTTTATCCAAGCGTGCAGAGAACTTATCAACAAGTTTAGGAACTTGGGCAAGTGTTAAAGCGGCATCACCTTTACCTGCTGTTGGGGCAGGGACAAACGAGTCAACAGCAGAGCCACCAAACGCCCCACCACCAATGTTCGCTTCATTAGGCATTTCCGCCATACGTCAGTCTCCAGATTTACGCCATTTGCCCATTGCAGACCAGTAGCGCCTTTGGCGTACCGTCATATTTTGTAAGTCAGTGAGCGTGAAGCCCTTGTAAACCGTGGCGATCAGATCGTATTCCCAGTATATATGAGTTAGATTAACCAAATAAAAGGGATGCCCAATCAAGCGCTAGAACCATTGGTTCACCACACGTGGCGCATTGGGCATTCACCTCCCCTACGACAGGTCCTGGCTGGTTGTCCAGTAGGAGTTTGACGAGGTTGGCTCGGTCTTTTAGACCCAATCCCTTCGCCCAATTCTCAGCATTTTTAATGTGAGTGCTGGTGACACAGCGAGCAATCATAAAAGTGTTTTGCTCTGCTGTGCTTTTTGCTTTCTTGGCTACAAACTGGCTATCGCCACCTGTAGGAAGACGGAACTCTATCTCAGAACCATCGGACAACTTACCTAGCAAAGGTTTGTGTACGTCTAGATCAGTCTTCTTGTTTTCAAATTCATCCATAGAAACAATAACGTCATTGGATGCACCGCATGCATTACAGGTAACTTGGTACTCACGGTTTTTTCCATAGGTGGCTTCAACAACCCCTAGAAAAAGCAAGTCACGATCACCAATAATAAGGTTGTCAATAACTGATGGGTGATTGGCAATTACCATAGAACCAATAGATACAACTGCTCGCTTTAACAGCGTTGACATGTACTCGGCGTAAACCAGACTGCGGTTATCTAAGGAAGCCAATGCTTCTTCATCAAAACCGTTCAGTTCACGAACAATAGCCGTGGTGTCCCATGACCCAAGTTCGTCATTGAAAACACCACGGATAAGTTCAACTACCGTGTTTGGCGCTGGCTTCATTTCTGGAATGTCATCTTGAATAGCCGAATTGATGGCGTCAGCCTGTTGTTTTGCGTCCATTTGTGCTCCTACTTTGTTTGACTTAATTTAACGAGTGTTATTTGGTATCAATGTTAGCGATGTCTGTGTCGCTCCATGCGATGTAGAAACCTTCGTGGTGAACTGTCATTGATTGGATCAGGATACCATTGTCTCCAGCGTTCAAGTCAGTGAGTGCGTAAGCGCCAGGCCATGCGTTGAAAAGTTTAAATGCAAACTTAACGTTACCTGGGGTGATGGAGTCACTCTGGGTGCCACCGTCATACTGGTACTTCAAAGCACCGCTGTTCAATTCACTTGCGGTATGTGGGTGATCATAAACACGAACCACGATGTCACAACGGTAGTCTCCGTCGCCCATTGCAAGTCCCTGTTCTCCAGAAATGCCGCCGCCCAACCATGCATGGATGAACTTTTGCCACTTCCACAATTGGTCTTGCCCAGCAAATGCTCCACGTGCAAAAGACACAGGAGCAAAGTCTGACTGAGCAACCATCTTGTGTGGGTGGGTGTTCATTCCGCCTTCACGGTAGGAGATGACTTCGTTGGTTACTGAGATACCACTTACCTGAGCAAAGCCGAGTTCGCCAATTTGGCTAAGGTTATTAGCCAAGTTGCCATCAGCCGACTTTGGCGAGATGCTCACTCGGAACTTAAAGTTACGGAGTGGATCAGTGCGTAGTGTAGTTGCCATTTTTTAAATGCTCCTTGATTAGAGAGTTCCAGCGGAGTTTCCGCCAGCCCACTGAGTGAGGTTGATTACAACGAATTCGGCTGGGTACTGCAGTGCAATGCCAACCTCAATATTTACGTAGCCATCTTCAATAGACGATTGTGTGTTATTTGTAGAATCACAAAGGATGTAGAACGCACTGTCTGGGTTTGAACCCTTCAAGTTGCCCTTTGCCCAGAAGTCGGTCAAGGTGCTTGACAAAGCAATCTTGATACGGCTCCATAGACGCTCATCGTTTGGCTCAAACACAGCAAATTGTGTTTGATCCGCAAGAGCAACACGCAAGTACGAAAGGGTACGGCGGATTGGGATGTACTTATCTGGACGATTCTTTGCCAAAGTGCGAGCACCATTGATAATGGTTCCGCCTCCTGCAATCGTACGGATGCAGTTAACATGGTTAACGTTGTACAAGGTTCCTTGATCAGCATCTGTAAGAGTTGCTACAAGACCAAATACGTTCTGTAGATCCAAGAAGTAACCAGCAGGTGCTTTAGCAACACCACGGAGACTTTCTGAACGTACATACGCACCAGCAACTGCTCCACCTGTGTAGGTGTCACGAATAGCCGTTGGACCACTCTTCGCTGGGTCATACATCTTCAATGCTGGGAAGTACACAGCACCGTAGCCACCGTTGGTGGTGCTGTAACTAGCAATGGCAGTCTGCATGTCAGCCTTAGTTGCCGCATTCAAAGGGCAGTCAATGATAACAAAGGCGTCTGCACGTGCTGCAGCGTAAGAAAGGGCTTGGTTGATACGGGTGCTGCTGGTTTGTCCAACGAGGTTAATCAACAAAGGACCATTTACAATGTCCAAGTTGGTTACGCCAGTTGCCCACTCAGTGTCATCGCTTACAGCACCTGGGGTAACTGCGTCCGAACCACCAGTCAATGCGAAGGAAGTCTCATAGTCATTAAGACCAATTCCCGAAACGGTAAGTGTAGCGTTGCTTGCAATCGTTGCAGGTGTTCCTTGCAGTTTTACATACGAAGAATAAAGTTCAAGAACAGTCTTGTAGTAGCGACTTGATGAAGCATCAAACGATAGTTCTTGCCAGCGTTCTACTTCTACTGTTGAACCAGAACGTGTCTGACTTACAGTAAGTGCAAACAAAGTGTTTGCTCGGATTTTTGGTGCTGTTGACAAATCTGCCAAAGTGTTTGGGTCAAATGAAATGCTTACTGAGAGGTTGTCTCCCCATGCACCCTTTGAAGCGGCTTCCAAAACAAACATTGTTGAAGCGGCTGATGCGCCAGTCAATGTTCCTTGGAAAGTGTATGACGATGCTACTGCGGTAGTATCAAGCACTCGTGACACATAGGCGTCACGTCCACCGTTAGCAAAGTAGTGGTAGATGGCATAACCAAGGTCATAAGTATTTGAGATTTCTCCATACTTAGCCTTGTAGTCGTTCCAAGAGGTGATCAATGTTGCTGATGCTGGACCACGTTCTGCGTAGCCAACAAAGGCAGCGGCAGTAGTAGCGGCACGAGGGGTTACATTGCTGGTAAATGGAGTCTCACGTACGTAGACTCCAGGGCGGTCGTATGCCATTGTTTACTCCTAAATCAGGGGTGACAGGGTTTCAATAATTAATTTGTCTGTTCAAGTGTAGTTGATACAGACGATACTTTCTTGAGACCAGTTAGTGAAGACGTTGGGATCTCCGACGTCATTTGTAGTGTGTATACCTTACGGAAAATACGCTTGCGGTAGCCCGCCTCAGGGTCTAGGAGGTCTGCTGTAGACCAATCTAAGAGGTCCAAACGACGAGACGTTCCATCCGCCTCAATCATTATGGAACTGTACCTGTAGGGAACTATGCTCGCAAGCATTTGTGAAGCCAGTTGTCGGTCATGTATAGCACTTCTTGTAAACGTAGAAACTTGGTATAAAAGGTCTACAGGGGTAAATTCCGTAGTCCTGAAAGAGTCAAACCCTGCAACATTAGGGGAACTAGCCGAAGAGGTGCTAGGCCAGTAGTCAAGGTTATTTGGGTGACCTGCACGGTGGGTGTCCAGATAGGTGTCAGAATGCTGACGGTTTTTGGCATGGACAATGTCAATAAGTTCAATCGTAATAAAAGGGTATTTACGCTCAGTTTCACCTTCTGGATAACGAAAGAAAACTTGTACGGGGCGCTGTGCGTCACGATCATCAGAGACAGTCAGGTCAGAGAAACGCTTTTTAATAGCCTCGTCTTCAGCGAACAGAAACCCTTGTTTCATTTAGGGGCTTTTACACAGACGGCAAAACTAGAACTCAAAGGCAACACAGATGACAAGCCGATCATGGCACATCCTTAAGTTCTAGGCGTTGGACCCCTTAGCGCTCGCTAAGATTGATCTAAGTTTATCAAATAATAGGCAACGCTGTAGGCCAAGGTAGGTTTTGAGTACCCATAGATTCAGGACCTACGTCAAACGGCATTTCTTGATTTATGTAAACTTCAATACCTTCAACCACTACCATGACGTCATCACGAAGGCGACCACGAACACGGTAGGTGGCAATAGCAAAGTAACGACCGTCATACAAGAACATGTCGTTTAGGTGTCTCTGGTACTCAAACGGGTCGGTAACCCCTGCCGTTCTAAAGTCTTCAATAGATGCCACAAAGTTAGTAAGTTCTACAGGCTGACGACCTTCTGGAATGGCTCTCTTTTGGTCTTCAGTTTCCGTAACCATCAAGGTAGGAATGACTACACCAGCCTTATACCTACGCCCACCTGTTCCCACAATGCCTTCGTCGTAGACATCATCGTAGATAGATCCTGCACTGGCTGGGGTAGTTTGTGGGATGTACTCAAACCAAACTATTGATTCACCGTAGTTCCTCGTGTATTCACGGTAGTGACGGCGTATCTGAGATAACTCACGTCTAATATCCATTAGAAAAACGAATTGTTGACGTAGCCCTCTTGAGGAGCCATATCAACAAATACGTCCTCACGCAAGTTGTCAATCGGGGCTTCTTCCAATTGAATAACCTCTTTGTCAGGGTTCGGGAAGATACGCTCGGTAGGACTGTAGTCACCAAGTTCTTTAGCCTTGAACATCGGTACATAACGGTTAGTCGTTCTGGAGACACGACGCAGATTGAATATTTCAATTCTGTCAACACCAATATTGAGGGAACGAGCCTGTGTCTCATATTGGTTGCTCCAATACGCAAGGAGGCTCTGTACCATGCGGAAACGCTGGCTGGCAGGAATATGGATGGACTCTGAGGTCATGACGTCAATGTCACGGCTGAACTCAGACATCAAAGCACCAAGGGCTTCTACAATGCACCCAATACCAATGGTTTCAATAATTAGTTTAGCCATGTTTTCTAAAGGAATGTCAAGGCTAAAAGTATGTTGGTTAATGGCTTGCTTGGCGTAGAACTCTAGATCCTGTGGGGAAACCCATTCGTAGTGGTATCCCTCAATCATGATCTTGGCGCCAGATGCAGGCGTGGTAGCCAAGCGCAGGATTCCATTGCGGGTATCCAAGGAGTATTGAGCGGTAGTTAATTCGCTAACTGAAGCGCCAACATTACTGGCAATCCACAAAGTATCAGGATCAATGTTAGGATGACCTAATTCGTAAGTCCTGCCTACGGAGTCAAAAGAAACCTGAAAGAACTTAGGGAAGTCTCGTAGGTATGTCCGTGCTACTTCTGTGACTTCATCAAGGATGCTCTGGGCGTAGATTGACATGCTTACAGTTTACTTCAAATTACTGATCTCCTGAGCCAGCCCCAGGAACAGTGTCACGTGATGGCTGGTTTATCTCGGGTTGTGTCTCCCTATGGCGGTGGGACATAGTTCCACGAAGACGGGTTATGTCTTCTACGGTGCCTGTTGGTTTAGGGATTGGTCGCTCTAAGGTCACTTAAACCCACCTTCTGCTTTAGCCCGTTGATAACTAGCCCAAGGACCATTAATAAAGTTATTAAACATAAAAGCCGCATTTGTATAGGCGTTGAGAGACGGTGATAGATGAGGTATACCACCTTCAAAGGCTTCACATAAACCTTCAATAGAAGAACGAAGGTTTTCTGTGATGTGCTTTTTTATGGCTGGTATAAAGTTTGGGTCAGCCTCAGCAAGTTCAATTAATAAATGAGGCTCTTGTATTGTGATGTACTGAGCACCTTGTTTAATTAAAGGTCCATTTAACGTTGCAATTAATTCATATTCCATGTTGTTACCATTTTCCTATCGGGCACTTTGACCCTTTGAGTTGTGCTTTTACTTTCATGAAACAACCACACTCTTTACAAGTCATGGTTGGTGTAAATAGACGAGGGCACTCACGACAAATGTCCAGCCGTTGTTCTGGAGTAAGTTCTTGTGGGCTCATGCTGGAGAGTATATAAACCTTTCCATACTATTTGCTTGTGTTCCTGTAGTTGTTGGCGCCAGTATAAACCCATGTCGTTTAGCCGTAATAGGGCTAGACGGAGTGTTAGTCAGAGTTTCAATAGTAGTTCCGCCATTCATTTTAGCGGTTGCTGTAATAACTCCAGCCTTAGACACACTTGCCTGTACATACTCAATTGTAGAATTAGACGTTGTTGTTGTTTGTATGTTCTTTGTGGCTACTTCAGTGACTGTTCCAGCAACTGACTTAATTAACCTTATTTTATATGTGTATTGTGTTGTTGCGGTGTATGACGCACCTGTAACAGTGTTGTAAATAGTGTAAGGAGTACATGCAGCATCTGCTGAACCAACATAAGACAAACTAGGTGAACTACAACCATATGTTAAACCCATTCCAGCCCCAGGAATATCGTATAAACAACCTCCCCATATCGCTCCATCAATAAAAGTGAAACAAAGTGTGTCAGTGTAATAAGAAAAAGGGCCACATGCGTAATACCCATAACAGCCAGTTCCCGATAAAATAAGACCTCCTGGACATGAGTAAGTACAAGACAGTCCTGTAGTTGTAGTCGTAGTGTCTGGTTTCTTACAAGTTGTACCTGTCAATGTGTCGCCAGGATCACAGACATAACCAAATGTTTTATCAGTAACTACAGCCCACCAGTTGGCTGTATCTTTAACCCAAAATGCCACACCCCACCCATGCGTGTCCGCTGCTCCATAATCAACACGAACGTTTACAGCAGGTGTATTAGAGTTAAAAGAAGCAAGAGGGTATGAAGAAGCCGCAGTCGCTGTAGATGACTTTCCTTCTACAACAGACCATGAGCCACGTGTGCTAGTCCAGCGTTGTGCTAAAGAACCTGTTCCCGAAAACTCGTCGGTAAAAGCACGAGCGGCTGAAACTGCGGAATCTACAATTCCTGGAATCATAGATTAATCCGTAAGGTTTCCGATAGCCACCCAACTATTTGCACCACGTTTAATCAACGTGCAAGCAGCCCATTGGTTAAGGAGTTTACGCTTACCACTGTCAGTGTTTAGGGTAACGCCCGCTCCAGGAACCAATGTTACTTGACCTAGATCCGTTTGAATGATGTCAATGCGATCACCTGTAGTAAACGCAACAGAGTCAGTAGGGATGGTGAGGTTGCATGCTGAACCGCTTGCTACTTCAACTAACTTACCCAAGTCACTTGCTACCAAAGTGTATGAACCCGCTACAGCATTAACCGTTGAGTTAAAACCTGCACGAGGAGCACCCGTTGCAAGTTTGGCGGTTGTAATTGAAGCATCTGCAATCTGTGTGCTACCTACAGTTCCAGCAGTAATTGCTGAACCAGCAATGTTTGTTAGTGACGCACCCGATCCTGAGAAAGTAGTTGCAGTTACAGCCCCTGCGGTGAAATTACCGCTTGCGTCACGTTGAACCAAAGTGTTAGCCGTGTTGGCTGAAGCCATTGCTACATAGGTAGCAAGGTTGGTCCATGTAGACGCCCCAGTCTTCACATAGACATGAGACTGACCAGTGTTAGATGGGCTGGTGGTAGTTACATAAGTGTCACCTACAGAACCCGTACCGCCAGCAGGCGCACCAGAAGCCACACGGCTTAGTGAGGACGAAGCAAATGCTCTCTTATCTACAACCAACTCTGTGGTGTAGGTGGTATTAAAAGTATTCTTTACATAGACGGCATACAGCGGAATTTGTGTGTCAGCCAGCGTTGGGAACACTGGGTTAGTTGCACTAGATGTTCCCTGTACTACGTCAAACTGGAAAGTACCACTGTTGTTGTATGCAACGATAATGTCAAAGCGGGTGTCGCTACTAATTGGAGCGGCAGCAACAACGACAGTTGATCCTGTAATAGATCCGTATGTGTTACCAATACGGACCTCTACAGTACCGAGAGTTACGTTGAGGTAGGCAGGCGTTGCGTTACCAGCGGCACTAGCCACTGCAGTAATGTTTGCTCCACTGATTACACCATGTCGGTGATCACCAATACTTGAAAAGTCAAGAGAGTCTGGCTCTGACTGATCTAATGAGGCAATATTCCCAAGTCCAAAATCGGTTGCGTTAGGGACTGTAAAGCCTGCCATTTGTTACCTCACAAGGTGTCGTAGATGTTTCCGCTTTTCTTCAAATAATTGTAGAGGTCACGTGGAAGCGTGTAGCGGGTACCATCTTCAAAATTAAAAACTAATTGTCCCCAGAACATCGTCCACGTACCCTTAACACGGGCAGAGACTTGGTCACTGGATACTTCAAGCGGTTGTACTTCTACAACGACTTCTTCTGATTCTGTATCAACAGCCTCAGCAAACTGACTGACTTTTTTGGTTGCCATGATTACTCCTGTTTGTTTAAGTTAACTATGAATAAAGGGGCGGGTTTTACCCCGCCCCTTAACTCTACTTCATTTTGCCTAATTAGGCAGAGGCGATAGCGCCACCCTTGGTGTTGATCAACACTCGGGATTCGTGCGTGATTACGCCGAAGCCCCAGATTGCGTACCAAGCGAGACCATGCTCACGACCGAAGTCAATTACGCCACCGTCACGGAGTTCAACTGGCAAGGCGATTGCCTGACCAAATGCGTTGTCACCGATCATCATTGCGCTGTACGAGGTTGCGCTTGGGTCGTTGATTGAACCACCTGGGGTTACGTCAACGATTCCAGTGCCACCCTGAAGTACTTGAGTGGTTTCAATGAACACTACGTCGTAGATACGACCGATTTCACCGAGCATGAAGTTTCCTGGAGCGGCATACTTCGTGACTTCAATGAATTCAGGCCAGTCACGGAGCGAGCGGCTCTGCGATGGGTGAACGAAGCACACGTATGTGTCGCCAAGGCGTGGGATGTTCTGACCAGCAAGGATTTCAACTGCGTCCTTGATAGTTGCAGGCGAGAGGTAACCAGGAGCCGATGCTGAACCAGCGCTTGAGTACTCGTAAGGAGCGATTGAGCCACGGGTTGAGCCGTTGGTCGTACGACCGAAGACTACCGATGGAGCAACTGCTGAACCGCCGCCGAATGGAACGCCTGCCGAGTACAGCGTGTTGCGTGCCTGAACGTCCATGGACTGTGCCATGTGACGACCGAGCAAGCGGCTGGACGAAGCCATAACGTCATCAAACGATGCGTTCAAGAGAAGTTCGGTTACTGCAACCGACTTACCTTGTTCTTTAACGGTGATTTGAATCTGCGATGCAGTCAACGCCGTAGGTTCCATGCGGGTACCTTCGGTAAGTTCTGAACCACTTGCGCCAACCGAAAGGTTGTTGTAACGCATGAAGTTGACGGTGAGTCCTGGCATTACACCAAGTTCCGTCTTCTTTACTGCGAACTGTTCAAAACGTAGGACTGGCATTGCCTGGAACAAGATTTCCTTGGACCAGATTTGCTGAATTGCTGGGGAGAGTGCGGTTGCCGAGCCGTAGCCGTTTGGACTAATGCTTGCGGAACTGGTTACTACTCCACCTGTTGGGGCTGGAAAAGCCATGTTCTAATCCTCCTAGGATTAAGTGTTGATATTAGGTTTTAGAACCGACCCCTATTGGGGCGGGCATTAAGTAGCCGATCTCGCATTTTTGCATACTGGTCCATTGTCATGTTACGGATGTCATCCGCATTCAACGTTTGGTATTCCGTCTGAGTTTCCATTGGCCCTACAGGAGGCGCCGTTACTGGTGCCCCCCTCAAACGACCTTGCTGTTGCGCAGTCGCTTGTTGGATTGATTCCATAATAGCATTACTTCGGTCACGAAGTACACTAATTGATGTTTCAATCTCATCTTCCGTATTACCCGATACGAGATCAATCAATTCAGGGATGATTTCTTCCTGAGTTTCCTGAAGTCGGCGGTTACGGTAAGAACTGAGTTCCTGAAGACGGCGCTCTTTTTCAATGATTGCCTCTTGGGCTTGGCGCTGTCCTTCAATCTCCTCAAAACGACGCTTGTATTCACCGTCAATTTCCTGGAGTTTTACGTTGAACTCTTCTTCACGCTTAAGGAGTAGTTCCTTGGCGCTTAATTCGTCAACTTCTCGCTGGCGCAAGATGTCGGATTCTTTAGCCGCACGTGCTTCAGCCTCTTTTTTAGCGGCTTCACGTTCGGCGGAGATTACGCTCATCTGCTCTTCCATGCTCTTTACACGGGTATCCGCTTCTTCAAGACGCTTATACATCTTGTCTTTTTCTTGCTTGCGGATGCTTTCAACTTCATCTTCGGTAAATACCTTGGATGTTTTCATTGCCGACTCTACGAACTGTTCCACCATTGGGGCGTCCGCAGGTACGCTGATAATGTCCCCTTCGGGACTGGTATTTCTTGCCATGTCTGTTCCTTAATGTGTTGTTTGGCGAATAATAACTGTTTTTTTAAACTTAATTGTCTTCGTCTGGGTTACGGCGCTGGGCGAACCTTGCTCCGTATGCCCGTGAAACTATCTTGTTTACTAACTCTTCTTCAATCGGTGGAACCCCTGGTAAAGGACCATTGCCACCGTCTGACGAAGTTACATTACCATCTCCAGGTGAGGTGGGTGCGGGAGCCGCTCCACCGTCTGGAGTCGCAACCATTCCAGTAGCCAACATAATGGCTTGCTGAATTTGGGCACGCATCATGTCAAGAGATCCCTGATCCAGGGCGTCTTCTTGAAGTTCTTCAAAGATTTCAAGCATCTTTTCGTTCGGGAATTCCTCACCAAGTAGACGTAGAGCGCCACGCTTGGACTCAAGACCAAGAGCCATCTTGGCTTGTACTTCATTGAGTTTGATGAGTTGATCAACAGGCAATGGTTCAGGCCAGTGAACTGTTGTTTTATAAGTCACAGGGTCACCAGGATTTAACTGCGGTAACTGGTCTGTCTCAGGTTCAGCAGCAAGCAATGGGTTGTAGGTCAACCACTCAGGTTGGAAGATAGCAACAGTACGAATGATCAATTCGTTTACACGCTCAAGACCCTTTGTAAAGTGGATCTTTTTCATCATGAAACGGTTCATCATTGGCTGGTATTGAATAGCCAAAGCAACACCTGAGGTGTTAGACACTGGCTGGAATTGACCCAACGCAGTTTCAGGAACACCTGTCATTTCGTGCATGGTGCGCTTAATAAATGCGATGTACTCCAAAGCGCCAGCCATCTCACCACGAGATTCAAGGTTGAATACGTTTGCGTCTTTAGGAAGACCTGCCCAAACCTTCTTAGGACCACGCTCAAGTTGTGAAGCCTTAGCACCAGTGATGATCGTTACAGGAGCGGCGTGGTAGTTAATGATGTCTGAGACTTCAACCATCTTCTCGTTGAGTTCACGGTTGAGAGGGATGATGTCCCAAATGTCTGACTGACCCCAAGGTGACGACGAGATAGTGGAGTTAGGAATGTGGACAATAGGGATCGTTCCCAAAACGTTGTCGTACTGGTCAATAAGTTCATCGTTAATAAACTGTTGAACTGTTTCATCAGTGAGGATCTCAGTAAATGTATAAACCTGACGAGTACCTTCTGGTGATGTTCCCCAGAAACGATACTTAAGTTTGAATCTAATGATTCTGTCACGGTCGTGTGGGTGATACTCAGGGAAGCAATGCGCTGGGTTCAAAGGAATGATGCGGACACGACCCTCATGCGGGATTCCAGCAGGATCAACAAATGGCTCTTCAAAAGCAACTTTGACAAAGGCGTCACCAGTTACAGAAGCAAGTTGACCTAGTTCCCAAAGAACGTAATGCTTGTTGTTGTCTTGATCCCAAACTCTATGAAGTAGGTGCGGGATAATCGCACCGTTCTGCTCAGGGACTTTAAATTGAACGCCCTTACCAAAACAAAAGTTGGTGATGTAATCCGACATGGTGCGGACATAGTTCATGTAGAACTGTGACTCACCCATCTCACGGCGGTATGACCAGTGGTGACCTAGGTACCAAGCCCAAGCGGCGCCGTACCTGTTTAGGCGAGGTCCATGGACTTCAAACTCTTCGTCTGCGAGTTCAACTAACCCAAGCGGGGATATAGCAACTGTTAGGTCGCTTGAAGATGCTCTATATGATGGCGACCAAAAATCAACTGCCATTAGGACATGTGCCCCTATTCAAATTTGTAGGTGTATAAATTGTAGCCTGAGATAACAATAGCGTGTTGTGAGTCGGTGTGGGAGGAGGTATCGTGGACGCCATGGGAACTGGAGTATGGGAAAACATAGAACGTTTAGTCAAATCACCAACATGCGTGGTATGTGGTGAAGAGACAAACCTGGGCGGAAAAGGAAAGTATGAATTGTGCAAAAAACACAATTCGTGGATGACTTACTTTTTCTTACGGTTTAACAACTCTTCAGAAGCGTAAACTCCAGCCATTTCTTCTCGGCTAGGTATAATCTTCACGGTCTTTTCTGCTTGAGAAACCGCTGGTTTCATTGGGTCCTTTGCAGTCCCAGTTGACCAATCATTACCTGAATGTAGGTGTTCTGGGATATCAACGCTTCCAGCGTACCCACCTGTCTCATTGACCTCACCAATTGCTTGCTGACGGTTACGAGCGCCTTTTGTGTAGGCGGTCATAAACCCTTCATCTGTGCGTGGAAGTGCCTCTGAGACGTCCTGAGTGCCTTCTCCTTCGGCAGGTACCCACCCGCCGTGGTACATGTCAGCACCCTTAAGAAGACCCTTAAACTTTCGTTGGTAACGGCTAATTGCACGAGACTGAACAGGGGCTGTAATGGTTTCTTCTACCCGTTCTTTAGGTAGTGCAACCATGTACGAGTCTTTAGCCTTTGCTCCAGCGTTCGCACCATAGGCGACTCTGGACCAGCCTGAACTACCGTCTTGGGCAATCTCTGTGTTTACTTCTTTAGCAAGTGTAGAGACTTCTCGCTTGGGCATTTTTGCCATTACTTTTTAGCGGCGGCTTTCTTAGCAGGAGCCTTCTTGACAGGTACGTTTGTCATAGCGGCGGCTACTTCTTTAGCGGCTGGGAGGCGACCAAAAGCACCATCGTTAGGGTTGATTGCTCGCAAGGCTACTGGAGCAAGAGCCGCCAATAGTGAGTAAGCAAGTGTCTGTGGGTCAGTTACACCCGACATGTAGAGAGCAAGACCAGCACCGAGTACTGAACGTCCGTACGATGCGAGCATGCTTTTTAGTTGTTCTGTGTTCATAACACTCCTTGAATAGGTTTAGATTGATTATACCGTTTTACGGGTTCTGGTGCTTTCTTGTCCTTGAACATACGTTTGGTATGGGGGACCTGTATACGGGTCAAACCTAGCCGCAATATTAAGAGCCTTAAGGGCACTCGTTTTAGCCTGCTGGGCTGTCCACTTCTTTTTGTTCATCATGACCTGTAGAGCACCTAGGGCGTAATGCGCCCCAGACCCTATGGCGTAGATACCACTGGATTCTGAGCACCATGCGTAGTCGCCATCAACCATGTAGATAACGCCATTGACTACCACAATGATGCTGGATCCTTGTTCTGCAATGTGCTGTTTGTTTTCATTGAGGTCTGGAATTGAATAACCCTGTGCATCAAAGCACTCACGCAATGAAGGAATGAACTTGGCAGTAAAGAACTGATCAAGTTTCTTTCCCTTTAGATTTGGAGGTACTGCTGGGGGCTGGAATACATGGTGCAAGATATTGATTGCACGCACATCTCCAGCCGCTCCTAGCAAGTATTTACCATTAGTAGACACCTTGCTTGAACCTTCACGAAGCGTTCCAGTTTGAGCAAGACCGTCAGCAAACATAGTTGAGATACGTGAGTCAACACATACCACAGCAAAGCCGTCACCTTGAATGCCAACGATTGTTGTCATTAGTCTGCTTGGTATTCTTTACCTTGGTACATTCCCCATCCGTTGTAGATAGGAATGACGTCGTAAGAGAAACGATGTTGGTTGTCATCTTCGTAACGAACTATTCCTAAACCTTGTTGCCAGTTTTCGTGACGAGTCAACGGGCGTCCGTCAAGATCTACGCCTCCACGTGTGGACGGAATCGCTCCGTCAATACGGGCAAGGCAACCAGGAGAAGCAGCCATGATGGTGCGTGGACCATCAAAGTCTTCACGTGTTTTAAACGCCGTTTCAATGCGGTGAATATGCCCATAGATAACACTCGTCTTCTCTTGGTTGAGATAGATGTGCGCAGTTGAACCTGACGACTTCACACGATCGCCGTGGATGATTCGGAGTTTCTCATTGACCCAGTAATCAGATGCTGGGTATCCTGGCTTGTAAACAACATTGAAATCGTCCATACGACAAAGGTATGGAACACTCAAAACAGGCCATGATTCTGGGGTGTTTCCCTTGCGCAAACCATAAGCGGCTGATGCATTTACCAAGAGGTACTTAGGCATACGCTCTTCGTGGTTACCAGCAAGCCAAACGATTTCTGCATCAGGAGCCGCAGAACGCACCTGTGCACAGAACACTGTTGCACGATCAATTGATGCTTGTGTTGTTTGTGCATACGCAGGGTATGTCAAGTACTTACCCATCTCAGGGAAGTCAAGGTTGTCACCAACACAAATAACAGCATCAGGATTTAATTCTTCAATGATCTTGAGTGCAACACTAAGTGCCTTCTCATCATGAGTTGGTTCTAGTGTTCCATCACGTCCACGGTAGTAACCAATTTGAATGTCAGGAACAACAACACATGTTTTGAATGTTGATGCTTTCTTTACCTTTGCTTTAGGCGTTGGCATTTTGATTGCAGGACCTTGTTTAACAACAGGCCACTCTGGACCAGTTTCCCACTTAGGAGAAAACTGAATAGCGGCGAGGTCATGGATATGCGCCTCACCTTCTGAGTCCTTTGACATTGCTTGGTACAACTTGACACGCTTGATGTCACCAATTTCATTGATGTCAATGTTCTTGCTTTCAAGCATTTCAACTAACTTGCCAAGCAACTTACTCTTGTCTTGTGGTGCGGTTGTTAACGCTTTTGCTAGTTCACTCATTGTGCATCTCCTTGGTAACAGCAACACTCTTTGTTGACGTGTCGCTGGATTGTGCTTATACTCACGTTGTAACCATGTTGACGCATAACTTTAGTAAGCCATGATGCGCTGTATGATTTGCTTTTACCTAAACCGTTGTCCTCACGAATGAGTTCAATTGCACGGTTTATTGCTTCTTGTTCGTCAGCAGACATTTTGTCTACTGTTCTGGTGAACTTGCATGCGTCTGCCGAAAGATTAGTTCGGGGAGAAAGCAGGGCGTCCAGCAGTGTTATTTTCTGCTCTTGTTGTTTCACAAATACCTAACCTTTTCCAATTCAGAATTACGGTCAGGAATATCCTAGCACCCAATTCATGGGTGTGTCATGTATCACTTCTTAGCGTCTAGGTGCCAATCAATGTGGTTCTCAAGACGTTCGGATACTGCTTCTACTTTGTCTCCGACGCTGTCAACACTGCGTCTTACACTCTTTAAATGAAGCATGACCATTCCGTGGTCATTGCGGTTCTCTCTACGGAGTTCTTTTAGTTGTTTAATTCCTGCGCCAACAACTCCAGCAACAGTGGTAATAAGGGTGGCGATAATAAGCGCCCATGCATCGGTCATAGTTAATCAACTATTCCCCTCTGTCGGCGCCAGTTTACCCAACCTACAGCCTGTGCTTGGCTTGGGAGCATCCCTAAGTTACCAGCGGCATTACGATGCGCTTCAGAAAATGTGTTGTATCTAGTAGGAGTCTGTAGCCCACGGTCAGCACTCCCAAGTACACGACCAACAGTAATATCGTGAGCATGACGATCAACTGTCACGGCTTCAGGGTCATCTGGGTTAACAATGTTTTTAAAGAAGTTCCCTGTTTTCCTGTCCATTGGTAAATATTGTTCTGGCTGTGCGGAACCCTCAAGGACTGAACGAGCCTGTGATACCTGCCGCCCAGTTACAAAACCACCACTAGCGGTTCCAGTATCCCTTAATTGGCGTGCCATACGCTGGTTGTCATTCCAACCAACCTGCGAACTTAGGATTGCAATAGCGCCAGCCCCACGGCGTACATCGCCTTTTCCAATTTCAGTTGCAAAATCATGGGCACGCTTATACCAGTCCATACCAGATTTAACATCTTCTGGACTAGCCGTTTTTACGGCGTGGGTGACGTTATGAACCATGCGATTAAATTGGCTTGGATGTAACTTATCCATACGAGCACCCAATGCATTAGTAGGGTCCCAAGCACCAATGTTCTTACTTCCCTCTTTTGGAAGTACTCGTTTATAACCATGTGCTACAGGATCAAAGCCACGACCAGTAGGAAGGCTTAGTTCTCCACTGTTTTCTGGTACATACAAATCGCCAGTATCCTTAGCCATCAGATGCCATCCTTATTTTCAGGGTTAGCCTCTGCGTACGCACGGGTACCTTGTGCACGTCGTCGCATTGGGTCTTGTGGGCGGTGGTTCATACGAACACCTGTAGAAGTTTTATTTAAACCAGATCGCATAGGCTTAAACAGATCAAGCGCATCTTGATAACCAACACCAAGTCCTGACATGTTGCGCTTCATGTCAATACCACCCCTAGGTCCTGGGGTTTTTCCAATTAGTGGATTGCGGTCGCTTGTACCGTAATCAGGGCGTCGGTACTGTTGATGGGTGTCGTGGAATTGTTGTTTACGGGATTTCATTGCCCCCGTAAAGAATCCTGCCCCAGCATAAACTTGACCAATCGCTATCCCAGATTGGGTATTAGTAGGGGGAGTCGTTGGACTCCCCCCACTTTCAACAGCGCTGTCAGTTGTGCTGGCGCCTGCATCGGCGCCGCCTTCCATAACTAGTCGTTAACGACTGTTGGATTCATGCGGTTCATTTTACCGCCGCTGTTTTGCTCGTACTCAAATGCTGGCATACCGTCGCCTGACATTGAACCTTGAACGAATTCTGAAAGAACCGCAGGTGCTTCAATCCATGAAGCCGAACCTACGTGAGCACGCTCACGCATTGTCTCTTCAGGGTACTTGTAGAACATTTCTGGGTTGTTGTGGTTCTGACGACCAGGAGCCGACGATGGGTCAGCATATGCACCACGAGCAAAGTCGTTAGGTACATCTGTGTCAGTTGCTACGCCTTCTTCAAAGCGAAGTGGTCCACGGTTGCCTGGGATACTTGGCGCCATTGAACGCTCAAAAACGTTCGGTGAGCGCTCTGGGAATTGTGGTGCTGGTGCTACGTTCACGTAAGCCTCCGTAATAGGGGTTTTTTAACTTGTTACTAGAGTACCATTAATTAAAGAATGGATTTTCTGCTACTTGGATCGTAGGCAGGGTGTCATGCATAGACATGAAACAGGCAATAGCCAAGGAGTCTGGGTAGTCGTCAAAAGCACCCTTTTCATCAGGTGCCTCAGCCAACATATACGGACCACGATAGGTCTTTTCTAGATCGCTCATCTGCTGATTAAAGCGCTTCCATCCACGAGTACGCCGTGCTTTAGAGTGCCCTGGAATTATTAATTGATCTCTCTGAATCAACTCTGTAAGATGTACCCATCTCTCATGCTGTGCCTTTGAGTCTGATGAGACTGCAACAACATCTATGTCTGGTAGAAGTACTTGGAAGCGCTCCGCTACAGCACCACCAACACCTTGAGAGTCAATGCCGATTCTGATCGGGTCATAGTTTCTTAAGAAGTCAATGATCTGGAAGTACTGGGATTCCCATTCTTCGTTGTTAATCTCCAACCAGTTAAGAACACGGTGCTCATGGAAGCCGAAAGGGTCTGGGTGGTCCCAGTCAACCCAACAGACTGTCACTACGGTGGAGTCATTAGATCGGGCAACGTCAATACCGACTACTACAGGAGTACGCCACCACTGCTTTACAAGAGCCATAGAGGGGTCATACAGGCGTTCTAAGCGCTCATCGGTTACAAACATACCTCGGTCAAGCACCCACTTGTTACAGTAGGACATCTGGAACTCGTCTGAGTCCTCACCGATTCGCAATTTCTCTTTAGCAATAAACTTGGCGTAGTTAGGGTTGTACTTTGAAGCAACACGGTAGTCATACTCAAAGTGACATGGGCGTGTTTTCTTACCGTTGACCATGCGTCGCTTGTTGTACTGGATCATCTTATAGAAGTAAGACTTGTTACGGGTAGCCGTTCCCGTCAAACAGATACTGCCGTTGTTAAACGCCAACATCGGCTTAATTGATTTAGCAATCATGTACTCGTCGGCTTCTTGAGCCTCGTCAATCATGACGAAGTGGTACGTCTTTGATTCAATCTTTGCTTTTGGGTTACAGGTCTGCATACGGCAAAGCGAGCCAGAGTGCTTCAAAGTAATGATGCGACCTTTACCACGGGCACCACCTGAAGTTGCCTTATCGTCAATCTCGGGGTCTAACAAGAAGTCCATTGCGTGGTCGCTAGTAAGTTTGCCAACGATACGACTGAACACCGTATCTGCTTGGTCTTCTACTGGGGCGAACACTCCGCACCAAAAACCCTTATCAAACTTGTCAAGCCATGTTGGATAAACCTTTGCTAACTTAGGCAAAATCACCATGAGTGAAGCCATGACGTTAGAGAGAACCTCAGATTTACCTGACTGACGTGTAGCCACTACCGTCATTTCTTCACCGTCACCAAGGATGACAGATTCAATCAATCGGTAGGCAATAGGTACCTGATACGGGAATAGTTCCACATCGCAGAACTCTTCGGTAAACACAATGATGCGCTTTACCAGCACGTCTATGAATTCGGCTGAAGTCTCGTCCAGTTCTTCGGCTACGTCCTCGGCTAAGAGGTTATCGTCTAGTTCTTCGTCTGTTAGCACAGACCAATCATAGACTAATTAGTAATCGGTTTTATCAAACTTGAGTTGGAGTTGCGATTCGTCGTTAAAGACTGGGCGTCGTGGGCGCAATTCTGAGATTAAGGCGGCTGAGTCCTCAATGATCATAATGAGGCTCTTGAGGTCTACGGAGACACTCTCAGGGTCTTCTTCAGAGGTCTGGAAGACCTTCGGGGAATACGATTCAGTAACCAAAAAGAGGTCATGAACTGCATTGATAAGGCGTCGTTTTTCGGTTGCTTCTAGGTTGTTGATAGTTGGTTTTGACATGAATTTGATAGTACCACTTCTATTTGGTGGCATCAACCCGTCTTTGTAATTCTTCCCAAATATCATCTAGAGCCTTAATGAACTCTGTTACTTCACCTTCAGGACCACCGTGATAACGCCAACGGTCAAACGAAGCGCCGAGACCCATGATGGTGGTGTCAAACCACTGAAGTAATGAGGCTCGGTCTAAGTTCTGTACACGCTTAGGCACATCTCTTCTGGCTGTTTGCTCTTCTTCTTTTTTAAAGAAACCCATCACCACATTCCAATCTCTTGTGCAGGTGTGTCCATCTCACGACCACCTATTGCTTGTAGAACACCATCTGTTTCATCTTGCATTTGAATACGCTTACATAGACCTACTTGCGCTGTGTACTTGCGGGTGCGCAACTGTATACCTTTACCATGTCTCCATGGGTAGTCAGTTTCTCTTACAATACCCATAGAAACAAAAGGGGTATTAAGGTTTGCGAAATCTCTAACAACCCAGTAAAGGCGTCCAATGGCATGGAGCCTATTCATAACTACATCTGAGATTGTACGAAAAACGTGCTCTCTTCATCGCCTGACGCCCTACTGTTTGGAAAGTTATTAAGTACCGAGTTAATATAGCGCCCTTTTGATTGAGCAGACGCAAATGATTGATAAACATGTTCTGGGACGTTCAAGTATTTCCAAGGAGTGCCGTTTTTAATAAAACGAACAAAGAGTATGCCGTTGTAGCCAATTGCTCCAGATGTACCTTCAGTAGCGACATATCGGAAGGCTTCTACACGACTGCTCTCATCAGAGGCATGGTAGTAAGTGGTATTTGGATCCCATTGAATTGGAATCATTTCTGATGGCTTAAACTTCGTTTCGTTTGCACGAGTACGAGTACGCTCTTCTTGAATAGCGTATTGACCTGAGTAGTAGTTTAAACCTTCAGCCAAACGATCTTTTGCTGATCTACTTAGTCCTGGTTTAGGTCGTGGTGCCACTTATTTATTTTAGTCCTAAAAGTTGCTTTACTTTTGGACCGACAACAAAGTCCGCACCAAGTTTGTTAGCAACCTTAAACGCCTTCACGGCTTCATCCGTTGCTGAGTCTTTTTGACCAGTGACTTCACCCTTGTAGAAGCCTTTTGCCTTGAGGGCTTCTTGAAGTTTCTTGATGTCATCCCCACCTGCTGGGGCGGGGGCTGGAGCCGTACCTACTGGTGCAGTTACCCCATTGGCATCCATCCATGCTTTTACTGATGCTGGGATATTGTCGCCACATACATAACGAAGGTGCCATGGCTCGCTTGGGACAACTTCCCATGAGAAACCAAATTCCTTCACGTTTGCAATCAACCAGTTGAGGCGCTTTGGCTCTGATGCTGAGTGAATGTCAACCGCCAAGCCGAGGTTATGCTGCGATTTACCAGGCGTGGCAAGCATCGCCATACCTTTCTTGAGGTACCAAGTCTTGCCTTCAAATGTCTTGGTGCTGGTTCCGTCCACTTTGTCAAGTGTGTAGCGGGTCAAAAATCCTCGTTTTTGCAACTCGTAATCTCTATATGTATCGCCGCTGGAAGTTGGTTTTAGTTCAACGCCTTCAGCCTTAGCCTTTTCAACCATTGCGGTCCATGCGCATGCGGCAATCCAATGCATCTTGCCGCCACCAGGAACGGCTTTCAAAAGGTTGGCAGGGAGTTTTCCTGGTTCAATACCTTTGAGATCTTTTGGAAGTACTACTGGAACAATGTAATCCCATGCAAGTTTGCCCATGATTTTCCACCATCTTTCCTGTTACACACAGCGTTGTCTTGGCACTATTTTACACCACTAGTAAACGAAAGAAATCCAACCAGTAGCAATATACTTTGTATCGTTTTGAGAGGTAACGCCCCTGTGTGTGTACATCCAATCAGCAGGAAATATGATAGTTAGCCCTTTTTGTGGCTGTATTGACAGTTTTTGATGAAACCATTCTGTTGTCCCACCATCAAAAACATCATTTAAGTAGGTGTTAAAGACTAATAGTCTCTTAGATACCCCTGATGTTTGTCGTTCAGAATGCCAAGCAAAAAACCCTTCATTAGGCAAATACCTCTGAATGTTTATTCTTTCAGTGACCCCCCAATGGTCTAGTTCACCGAGTACAGGAAATAGGTTCTTATACTCAGTAACTACTTTTTCAAGTTCATGTGTGTACTTAACAAACGGGGTATCCCCACAGTCCGTGACAATTGATAGGTCTGTTGACTTCTTCCAATCCTCACGAAGAACTGGGGTAGTTCCGTTGTAGGTCATTCCAGCGCTTTTATTTGGGCTGCTTTCAAAATAAGAAATTAGATCATCACACACCTGACCATCTATGTACCATCCCTTTAAAAAAGGGTCAGCATGATTCATTTCGTATGATTCAAGCATTATGTAACCCAAAGTTAAAAGAAATAACTATCTTGCGGTCACCAACAAGGGCTGGGCACCCGTGCATGAAGTCGCTTTTAAACATTAATAATCTTGCTGGAATGCACTTATATGAAACGTCTTCAAAAGAGTACTTATTAGGAAATGGAGCAGGGCTTATCATGTTCTGCGGGTTGTCATAGAACTTAATAATGTCCTTGTCATCACAATCAACGTAATAAGCGCCACTAATAAAACTGCTTGGATGATTATGTGGAAATAGATAATCTCCCTCAACTGATAGGTTTGACCACATATTTTCTAATATTAAGTGCTGTTCCCTTAAATCATAACCAAGGGCTACCGCAAACTTTCGTGCTTCGTTTGTTAACTTCCTTATAAACTCTGCAAAGAAACTTTCTTTTTCTAAATTTACTTGATTGTGGGTTGAGTTTACATTCAATTCTGGTGTTCTTTTGAAGTCACTATTGAATAGGAACATTTCAGACAACCATATATCCATTTCTTCTATGGTTTCAGAACAAAAGTTATCTAATAAATAGATTGGCTTTGGAAACCATTGTTCAATTTTTGCTTCGTTATTTACAAATAAAGTTGACATTTATTGCAATCCTTTTTGTGTGACTTACTGGATTTGAACCATGGTGCACAACTGTATTATCTAAAATAAGACACCTATTAATAACTGGCTCAATTTCGTGCTTTGAGTCATTCTGATAGTAATAAAAGTTACCGTCAGATTCAATTGGGTAATAAACAGCAGTTAGTATACCCTTACTTGCAGGTTGATTTGGTATGTCTACATGCTTTATGTTTTGATGTTCTTTTCCAACATTTGTTGTCATTACGCATCTTATTCTCAGTATTTCCGATAACTCAACGTCAAGTCGGGTTTCAATGCTGCGCAATATTGGAATGACATACTCAAAAAATGAACTTCTTTGCTCTAAATCACGAGAATAAAAGTCGTGTGAAAAACCGTAGTTGGAAAAGTCTCCTAAAAAAGAGTCTTCATAGTCAATGTCTTCGTGAAAGTAATACGGGAAATTTCGTGATACAACCAAATTTGACAATGCATCAAGTTCTTGCGCACTTAACAAACTATCCAGTATTTGCATAGATCGTCAGTCTATGCCAGGTTGCACGTACCATTCTTCAGTTACTGGATTCCACATCCATGCTGCTCTTGTTTCTGGTTGTGGCACTGGGTTCAACCAATGACCAGCACCATCTCTAGTAAAGTTTGGTGAAGGCTTAGGGGAATAAAAGTATCCGTCAACGTAGTCACCATCAATAAATGCTGGGTTTGAGTCAAAGTACTCTATTTCGTTTTCTTTTAGAACATAGTCATCTGGACAAACAATAGCGTTGACAACAATGTTGCCTTCCATAATTGCAATAGTTTTACTCATGGTATTGGGAACCTAATAACAACAACTCCTGCTTTACCTGAACCACCGTCATGATGAGTACCGAAACAATTTGCACCACCACCACCGCCTGAACCAAAAGAGTTTGCAGAACCGCCACCTCCACCGTATCCACCGTCTCCTGCACCTGATGCTCCACCTGAAGGCGTACCACCGTTGTTGCATTCTCCACCACCACCGCCACCTGAACCAATAACTGTATAGCCAAGAATTGTGGACAAGTACGCATCAAGGTTATTAACAGTTAAGCCAGCACCTCCACTACCAGCAGCAGCGGCAGCAAAACCACCACCCGAAGAACTATAACGACCACCAGAGCCACCAGTATTACCTTCGCTTGGAGAGAAGCCACCTTCGTTACCACTACCGTTCACTGAACCATTTACTGAGTGACCACCACCTGAACCACCAGTAATTCCAGCAGTTGTACCAATTCCACACCCTCCACCACCACCACCATTAGTGGTCAAACTACCAATAGTAGAACTTCCACCTTTTCCACCTCTGTCACCTGAAGATGCAGCACCAGCAGCACCGACAGTAACTAAAACTGTTCCAGCAGAAAGAGAGACTTCTTGCCAAGTTGGACTACCGACAGAAGTAGCAACACGAGCGCCACCACCGCCGCCAC